AGGCCACGCACGCATCTTTTCTCGCTGGGACATGTCCTTGAACAACGATGGCAAATCGATGCCATAGGCTGAATCAAGTATTATCTGATCCAGATCCCGAGAGAACCACTGTTCCAGGTCGTAGAACATTTCCATGCCTTCGACCGAATCTCCTGCCATGGAGAATCTTCGGTACATAGAGTACCGCGGATCTCTGAGCATCCTGCTAAAATGCTCAGGGAACGCGAGACGTACAGCGATCTCACGCTTCGGCCTACGTGGTCTGCCACATTTCCAAATGTGGCCGAGGAAAGGCACACCCTGTCCAAGCCTCACTCTCAGAGACTTTTCGATACTGAGTACCATTCCAAGGTCCTCAGCAGCTGACTGAATTTGACTAATGTCAAGATGCCAGTCTGATGCGACTATACTGTCATCACCCAATACGCATATTTCAGAAGTCCTCGGCGCACGACCGGTGAGCTTAATCCATATATAGTTAAGGATGATTAGGTTACAGACGCTGTCTACCAGCGAAGTGAAAGCAGAGCCCGAAGGAACACCTCGGTGTACTTGCCACATCGATCCATCTGGTAGCACTATGCGGGTGTGGATGAAGTTGTGTACCATGTTGTCCCAGTAACGAGACCACACAGTATCCAACTCCAGGTGTGTACGCAGGATTGCGAATGCATCTCTGATGATCTTCTCAGAGATAGAAGCGTGAAAGCCCGAGAAGTCCAGGCAATACACATAACGCTTCCGAGCCTGCATAACTACTGTTCTAGACCCCACCTGGCGGTAGCTTTCGCCGTACGCGACGACGTTGCGTCCCTGTATGCCCTCATAGACGGGTTTTGAGAGACATGAATCCAGAACAGTCGACACAACCGGAGCGGCCCATACGAGACGAGCCTTCGGAGCGTCAATCCCATGCTGAACGCGCTTATGTACCAGAGAAGGCTGGATACTGGCGCCTGCCATGAGAGTTTTAGAACACCGATCGAGAATGTAATCGCGTCGGATGTCCCTATTGAAACGGAACAGAGGAGCGCCGCCGTAGCTG